GACGCTGGTTTAGTTCGGGTACGAATTCTGGACCGAAATAGCGGAAATGCCCGAGCACAAAGGACAGTGCATCGAGCCGAATTTCGAGAAGTTTAGGAAGGATTTAACCATCCTGGCTGGCTACTGGCATCCGGTGCCCACAATCACAGGAGAGGTGCGCGCAGAGGCAGACAGCATCTCCTGGGCAAAAATGAACGAGGAAACGTTCGAGAAGCTGTACAGCGCCACGATTACCGCGCTGCTTAAGCATATCTATGGCAGCGACATGACCGAACAGCGGCTCAGGGAATGGGCTGAATCAGTGCTGGCGTACGCATGAGCAGAGCGGCGAAAGACCATATGGACCGGGTAGCACAACTTCCGTGCGTGGTGTGCTTGTACAAGTTGGACATCATCACAAAGCCGGTGTGCGTGCATCACGTCACCGTGCCTGCTGATGACTTCGCGGTATCGCCGTTATGTCCAGAGCATCACCAGGGAGCAACCGGTGTGCATGGGCTGCATAGGCGCGGATTCGAGCGCATGTGGAAGCTGGATGAAACCGGCCTGCTGGCGTTGACCAATCGAGCTATTTCGGAGGGAAGGTGAGATCGTTGAAAAAGCTGATTGATAAGGGGCTGGTGAAGTGAGCGAGACGAGAGTTTGCAATACGTGTGCAGCCGAAAAGCCGTTGGACGAATTCCCAGTAGCAAACAAGCCTCAGTATAGAAAGAGAAGGTGCGCAGAATGCCACAACGCACACCGTCGCGCTCTATTTCAGAAGAAATACCATGGGGATGATGAATTTAAAAAGCGGTATATGGAGAGAAAAGACTGTTATAGAAAATCTCATCCTATAAAAGAAGTGACCAGGAAGAAAAACATTCTGAGGCAGAAGGAATGGCTAAAAAATAAGCTTAAATCGGACGATGAATTTAGGAAGAAATACAACTTGTCGGGAAATCTTAGGCAGAGAAAAAAGATAAAGGAGGACGTAGCTTACCGGGACGAATATAACCGCAAGAAGCGAGATTATTTAAGAAAAAGATGGGCGACTGATCAGGTGTTCAGACAGGTCAGTCTCTCAAGGAGAAGGGCCGATAGGGAAAATTTATCAGCCTCATACATCAACTCATTATTTGGACGAAATTTAGCCAACTCACTGCCTCAAGAGCTAGTAGAGGTAAAGCGCTTGCAGCTAAAAATCAAACGATTAGTAAAGGATAGCGATGAAAAACATAACTGAACTGCGGGACACATTGATAAACCTTTATGGCGACCTCAAGACAGGGGCTGTCGAGCCCAAACTTGCTGCCGAAATGAATAACACGGCAGGGAAGATTATCGGGTCTCTCAAGGTTGAGTTGGATTATGCGGATCAGAGAGAGGAAAAGCCTTATATCGATTTCCTGCAATCGAAGTGAAATCCGCGGCCCTCGAATCCTGGCGCTACCGCAATCCCGAGGACATATGCGACTCGCTCATTTCGGAATCACGGCGCGTCGAGGTGGCAAAGCAGAAGCATTTCGAGATACAGCTCAAGCAAAACAGGCGGCGCATTAAAGCAATGACGGCTAAGGCGAAGAGGGGAGGGTATAAGCGGTGACGACAAAGCGAGTCTGCATGAACTGTGGCAAGGAGCGGCTGTACCCTGATGGCTGGAAGAAAGTATATCTCGGGCTGAAGCATAGACCATTCAAAGAGAAGTGCGGCGTGTGCGTGAAGGCTGGAGAGCAGCACAAGAAGGAGAAAAGCAATGCAGTTTCGTAATCCAGGGCATGCGCTGAGATGGGCTTTTCAGGTAATCAATGAACCTATCGTCAAGGTGTCGTCTATCAACAAGATGCGTGGACCGTCGGGGCATGGTGAGCTGACTCCGCAAGATCGGCATGCGCAGGCCGCGCTGATCATGTCGCTATGCGAGCGAGTGCTGAGCTCATTGCATCTGGCCTATGTGAAGGCTCAGTTTGGGCGGGACGTGTCAGGGATGGATATTCTCGTCTATCACATGGCAGCATACTTTGGCACAGGGATGCACAGCCGGCGTGGACTTGAGCAAATCATCAGGGGATACTGCGGAGATCGGGTGGCGCTCAGTGATCTCAAAAGCAGTATGAGAGTAGGGCACATTCAGGCGGCAGCCCTGCGGAAACGAGGGTATGACGCATTGGATACAATCAATTCTCAGGCAATGTCAGCGCTTTGGCGTGAGATGGAACAGCGTGAATTATTGGTTCAAACAGCTTGAATAATTCGCTTGACATTTCCAAGACGATAACTCACCATCAAAACTTACCATCGAGAAATATTCACGCATAGCCAAGCCAGACATTGATCTGGCTTTTTTATTGTCTGTAGTCTACAGTAGAGCTTCCGTTATTTAGGGAGCAGACGATGAGACTGGTTGTGATTGGAATGGTTGTTGTGCTGGCAGGATGTGCTGGGCCGACTATATACGATAAGCATGGAGTGTCGGCGGAAATCCAGCAAAAGGAATTCGCTGAGTGTAACTTCGAGGCATTGAAGGCAACAGGTAGCGCGCCAGGAGGAAGTATTGTTGGTTATGGTGCATCCAATACCATAGCGAATGACATCCAAACGGGGATTCGACGTAACGAGATTATGCATGCGTGCCTCATATCGAAGGGATTTTACGTCCGATCACAGTAACGAATAAGCCTTACCAGACAAGCCGCCTAACCAGCGGCTTTTTTGTTGCCTATCTTACGGGTAGCAGACGCCAGGAATAGCGTAGATGATCGATTGGCAGCCCATTGAGACAGTGCCGCATGATCGGCGCGTGATCTTCTATTTCCCTGCAAGCGCAAGCGGACGGGTCAAGGATTGGATCGAGTGCAATTACTTCTCTTCGATCGGTAAATTAGGAAGGGAGCGTGTGACACATTGGGCAGACATCAGTCCGCCAACAGATGCCTCCGCGTGCTAAGTCAATCTGTAGGGCGCAGGGCTGCAATGCTCTAGTCAATGCTCCCGGCTACTGCGAGCGGCATAAGCACATGAGGCCCATGCCTTGGGGCAACAGGACAGAGCAAAGCAAGAACAGGATGGGCGGCAGAGCGCGTCAACGAGCGCGCGAGAATCTGTTCCGGTCCAATCCCCTCTGTGTTCACTGTGATGCTAAAGGACTCGTGAGGCTAGCCACAGAGCGAGATCACATCATCCCATTGGCAGAAGGTGGTACAGAGAACCCTGGCAACACTCAGGGATTGTGCTATGACTGCCATAAAGCGAAGACTCATGAAGAGTCAATGAGAGCTAAGCGGAGGCAAAATCGATAGCAAAGTGGGAAAAAGTCTCAAGTCACCGTCGAGAGAATGAAAGAAAGTGGGAGGGGGAGTCAAAAGTCTAGGACTTTCCCTCTGGACACCGTGTGCCAAGTCAAATTTTCACATCCACAAAATGAAAAGGTTGTTTTATGGCAGGGCGACCGCGTAAGCCGAGCAACGTCCTGGAACTGAAAGGTGCGTTCGAAAAGAATCCAGCGCGCGGTCGGGCCAGGGAGAACGAGCCTGTACCGACCGGTGAGATTGGGGCTCCGCCCTCGCACTTGCCTACTGATGTCGCTACCTGCTGGGAAGAGATTGTCGGATTAACTCATCATGGAGTTCTCTGTAAAGCAGACAGACTAATTGTTGAGCATGCTGCTCGCATGTTGGCGCGCCTTCGTCTTATGGAATGGCGGACGGACCCCGCCATATTGATTCGTTTCGAAGTCTGCCTGGGAAAACTTGGCATGACCCCTGCGGATCGCTCGAAAGTCTCAGTCATGAAACCTGATGAGAAAGAAAACCCCTACGCCGAATTCGGTTGATCACGCCGGGCTTGCTCATCAATACGCTCTCGATGTCGTTGCAAAGAAAGTCCCGGCAGGGAAGTGGGTGCGCCTCGCGGCACAACGGCATTTAACCGATCTCGAAAGGAAAAACTGGAAGTATTACTTTGAGCCAGAGAAGGGCGCCAAGGTATGCCGCTTCATCGAACTTCTTCCCCACACAAAGGGTAAGTGGGCATCGAAGAAGGAAAAGGTAAGGCTGCAGCCGTGGCAGTGCTTTCTCGTTGTCGTGCTGTTTGGATGGCTCAAGAGGTCAACAGGCAAGCGCCGCTTTCAATGGGCATACTGGGAGATACCGCGGAAGAACGGAAAGTCTCTCCTGGCGGCGGGCATCGGCCTTTACATGTTCACGTCGGACGATGAGTTTGGCGCTGAGGTATACAGCGGCGCTACCACCGAGAAGCAGGCATGGGAGGTTTTTGGTCCTGCCAGGCTGATGATGAAGCGAAGCGAGGAATTCGCCCAGCACCTAGGGGTGGAGGTCAACGCCAAGACGATGGTCCGGTACAAGGATGGTTCGAAGTTTGAGCCTGTGGTCGGCAAGCCGGGGGACGGGCCAAGCCCATCGCTGGCAATCGTGGACGAATACCACGAGCACGATACCCCGGAACTGTACGACACGATGGAAACGGGTATGGGCGCCCGGGACCAGCCTCTGCTATTGGTGGTCACGACAGCGGGCACGAACATTGCCGGTCCTTGTCATGAAAAGCACGATGAGGTTTGCAAGGTGCTGGAGGGAGTGGTCGAGAACGATGAATTGTTCGGCTGCATATTTGGGATCGATGAGGGCGACGATTGGGCGTCTCCTGCATCTTTGATCAAAGCAAATCCGAATTGGGGCGTGTCGATCGACGAGGAGCGGCTGTTGGCAATGCAGCGCCAGGCCATGCAAAACCCGATTCAGCAGAACAAGTTCAAGACGAAACACTTGAACGTCTGGACATCGGTCCTCTCCGGCCTGATGAACATGCAGCAATGGAAACTTGCCGAGGATCCGCTGCTCGAGATAGACGAGCTCGCCGGCGCCGATTGCTGGTTTGCTGACGACTTCGCCAGCAAGAACGACCTTTGCACGAACCAGATTCTTTTCCGGAAAGAGTTCCACGGAAAGCCGCATTTTTACCTGTTCGGCCAATACTGGCTACCCGAGGCCGCGATTGATGAGCCTGGGCCGAATCAGGCGCATTACGAGAAGTGGGTTAAGAAGGGTCTCTTGATTGAGACCGAGGGCGCAACTGTTGATTTCGAGCGTATCACTGGAGAGATCATCGAGCTGGCGAAGAGGCTGAATCCGAAAGAGATCGTTTACGACCCGTTCAACGCTACTCAGCCGGCGCAGGCCTTCATGAAGGAAGGAATTACTTGCGTCGAATTTATCCAGCAGCCACAGAACTTCGCCGTCCCGGTGGATGAGCTGCAGTCGGCGGTGAAGGATGGTCGGTTCCACCACGATGGAAACGAGATTACTACCTGGTGCATGTCGAACATGGTTGCACGGCCGGCGAAGAAAGGACTGTTCAGCCCCATAAAGCAGAAGGAACACCAGAAGATTGACGGCGCCATTGCCGCGATTATGGCGATGTCGCGCGCATGCCTGGACAGCAAAGACTACTTTGACGACTTTATTAATAACCCGGTTATTGGATGAACATACTGAGCAGAATAGCCGGGTGGTTCGGATGGGGTGGTGCACTTGGCCAGAATACCGGCAAACAAAGCGGTGCGCCTTCTGGGAGCCTGATCTCCGGTATCCCGCCTGTAGGTGTTGATGGCGCTCTTCAAATTTCTGCAGTTTGGTCGGCAGTTTCGAGAATAGCAAAAACGATTTCCACTCTGCCTTTGATGGTTTACGAGGGAAGTCGCAGGGATCTTGCCAGGACATCTAGTCTCTGGCAGCTATTCCACGAAAGTCCTAACTCGCGCATGACGCCGTGCGAGTTTTGGATAGCGATGCTTCTGAATCTGCTTTTTCGCGGCAACGCTTACGCGCGAATTGATCGGGACCCTAACGGCGAGGCTTACGCTCTCTGGCCCATGTCTGCTGATCAGGTGGAAATGAGCGTCCTGGACGATGGAAGTGTGGCTTATCTATACAGACTTGGGGCGAACGTAGTCGCGCTGGCTGCAGAGAATGTCCTGCATCTGAAGGAGATGGGCAACGGGACGGTCGGCCTAGCGCGGTTGGACTATATGAAAGTCACAACCGCCGAAGCGGCGAGTGCTCAGAGCGCGGCCAACAAGCTTTTCACCAGCGGCGGCAAGCCAACTGGCGTGTTGATGATCGATAAGACGTTAAGTCCGGACCAGCGTACCTCATTGCAGGCAAGGTTTGCCGAAATGGCGATCGGTAACGATGCGAGACTCTTTCTGCTTGAAGCTGACATGAAGTACCAGCAGATCAATATGTCCCCACAGGACATGCAGCTGCTGTCGACCCGGCAATTCACAATTCAGGAAATTGGCCGCTGGTTCGATGTGCCGGCAATCCTGATGAACCAGACGGAAGGCACTACTACTCTTGGGAGTAGCGCGGAAGACATTATTGATTCATTCCATCTACTCACTATCCGCCCGGCTCTAGTATCTATAGAACAGGCCGTCCGCAAGCGTGTTTTGACAGCCGCTCAGCGCTCTCGCTACACGGTGGAGTTCTCGCAGGATGCAATTCATAGGGCAAATATAGAGACGCGCATAGAAGTGTATTCGAAGGCTGTGCAAAACGGCCTGAAAACCCGCAATGAATGCAGGCAGCTTGAGAATGATCCGCCAATACCAGGCGGCGATGAATTGACCGCGCAAACGAATCTCGCGCCGCTGCATATGCTCGGAAAGATCAAACCCGTAGGAGGAAGCAATGGAACGCAAGACTCTATCGCTCAGTGATTGCGACATAAAACTGGAAGGAGATTCTGGGCGATTCGCCGGTTATGCCTCCGTGTTCGGTGGTGTGGACTCCTACAAAGATACGATTGTTAAGGGTGCTTACGAGTACACGCTGCGAAAAAACGGCAAGCCGAAGATGTTTGTGCAGCACGACTCCACAGCGCTGCCGGTCGGCAAGTGGGTTTCGGCCAAGGAGGACGATCACGGTCTGCTGGTGGAGGGCGAGTTCACCCCCGGCATGGTCCGCGCTGATGAGGTGAGGGCCGCGCTGAAGCACGGAACTGTGGACGGGCTGTCGATTGGCTACATGCTAGGCAAGAACGATTTCGAGGATATGGCAGACGGCGGCCGCTTGATCAAGCGCGTGACCAAGTTGGTAGAAGTTTCCATCGTTACTTTCCCGGCTGACTCCGCGGCCCGGGTAGACCTTTCATCGGTCAAGAGTGAAATAGATGGGCTGGAAACCATCAGAGATTTTGAGAGCTTCTTGCGGGATGCAGGGGGCTTCAGCAAAGGACTGACAGAGGCTCTTGTCAGTCGCGCAAGGATCGTATTCGCTCGGGGGGAACCTGGGGAAGAGATTGATGCGAAGGCGCAAGAGCACATAAACCGCATTCTTTCCATCAATATTTAGAGGATCAAAAAATGTCTGAAGCAATCATGAAAGGGCTCGAACTTATCGAGTCGAAACTCGCCGCGATGGCAGAAAAGGCTGAGGCCGAAAGCAAGGCCAAGGGAAAGGTCGATAGCGACACCCAGGCTGCGCTTGACAATCTCGGCTTGAAACAACGGGAGTTGGCCGACGAAATCCTGCAGCTAAAGCAACGAGGAACATCTCTCGATGTCGTCGCTAAGCCGGGAGAGTCATGGGGCGAGCAGTTTGTGAAGGCGGCTGCGCTCGAAACGTTTCAGCGAGGCAGCACGAACAAGGTTCGCGTCGAGGTCAAAAATACCATGACCGGTTCCGATACGAACGTCGCTCCTGACCGTAAGCCGGGTATCGTCCCGGGGGCATTCGCCCCAATGACGCTCGAATCATTCCTGCCAAGCGCTCCTACCACCTCGAACGCTATCGAGTTCACAAAGGAAAGTGCTTTCACGAATTCTGCCGCGGAAGTGACGGAAGGTTCGTCGAAGGCTGAGTCTGCTCTGACCTGGGCTCTCGTGAATATGCCAGTCAGCACGGTTGCACACTGGATCAAGATAAGCAAGCAGTTGGCTGCGGATAACGCTGCGCTGGCCGCTTACGTCGATACCCGGATGCGCTATGGCGTGAATATGCGGGTGGAGACTCAGCTTGGTGCTGGCAACGGCACTGCACCGAACATCTCCGGCATTTTGGATAGTGGGAATTTCACCGCTCACGGATACGCGGATGCAAATCTCGGTTCGACGCTCAAGAAGTTGGTCCTGATCCGAAAGATCATCGCCGACCTTGCTGCCGCGGGGGACGCACCTACCGCTATCCTGCTGAACCCAGCGGACTGGGCGACGATTGAAATAGAGTTGCTTACTACTGCCGCGAACCAGGTTCGGGTATCCACTGACGCGAATGGCGTCACTCGCTTGTGGGGCCTTCCGGTGATTCAGTCAATCGGCATTACTGCGGATCAGGTTGTCGTTGGCAATTTCGCCCAGGCCTATACCGTCTACAACCGTGAGGGCGTAGTGGTGGAGCTTTCAGACAGCGACAGCGACAACTTCACCAAGAACCTGGTCACCATCCGCGCCGAGCGTCGCCTGGCTCTTGCGACCGAGCGCCCTGCTGCGGTTCGTGCTGGCGATCTGACCCCGGCTTAAGTTACTTGGCATGACGGCCCACCCGATTAAGGGTGGGCTTTTTTATGGGAGTTCAAATGGAACTCGTGAAACTGAAGATTACGGGAACGGTAGTGACGAGTCAGTATGGCGCGCTGTCCGCTGGCGACATCCTGATGACATCTCAGGCCTTCGCCAAACATTTGATCGATGAACATCAGGTTGCGGAATATGTAAAGCAGCCGGAGCCGAGTGACAAGGAACCGCGCAAGTCTCGCGCAAGGAAGGATAAATAATGGCCAAATATTCACATTCCGACGTCCTAGACGGCGGACTCAATGCAATAAAGAACAGCGCAACAAAAATGCTGCTCATCAAGGCTTACTCTGCTGCTGACAGCTACGCGACCGTGGTTGCCGCCAAGATTGCAGAAGTGACGATGACGAGTAGCGATTACACGCTCTCCGGTTCTGACGGTGCTGCTCGTGTGCTGACTACAGCCAGCGGCAAGAGCGCCACTGCTTCGGCAAATTCGGGCGCGACTCCTAACCTGCATATCGCCTTTACCAATGGTACGGATAAGGTTCTTTGGGTTACGGACGAAACCAGCGATCAAGTTGTAACCAGCGGAAACACAGTAAATTTCCCGTCTATCACCTACACCAGCAGCCAGCCGACCTAAGCAATGCCGGTTAACACAAGCGATTCTATCGGGCAGTACGCTCGGTTCGTCCTGAGGGCGAGTGAGCATGCGTCCAAGGAATTGCTTAACAACGTTTCCGCCGGCGGAACGGTAGGATCAACATCATCCACGAGCGCGGGGCTGGCGTATGTCCCTGCGTCAACCAATACGACGTGGGCGCTGGCAGAGGATGATGTTGATCCCTATGTATCTGGGGATTTCTCCGTATTTTGGTACGGGACTCTAACCGCTAATGTAATCGAGACGCTTCTGTCCGTTCATGGCCCGTACGGATGGGAGTTCGTAACATCAACGCAAGGGCCTGGCACGTCCAGGCTGATTTTCCAGGCTTTCTGGGGGCCGAATCCGCTAACGGTAAATATAACGCCTGACGGCACAACGCCGATAGCGCTTGCGGCTCGGTACAACGATAGCGCGGCGACGATAGAGATATTCGTCAACGGAACGTTGGCGGGAAGCAAGAGCTACACGAAAGACCCTGGTGCAATGGGCGCGGGGCAGACCTTCTATATGAAAGGTCATGCCACGACTCCACAGAAGTGCGTCACGCTGCAAGTATTTGGACATTTTTTGTCCGATTCTGAAATGGCCACTCTTGTAAGTTCGCCATTCAAGATATTTGCTGCTCCGCCTCTTGATCTGACCGCTGATAACTGCACTCAAGCCAATACCAGCGGCAACGGCGCGATAGGCATAGACGGCATTCTCTTTGGAGATAGTTGTACCCAAGGTAACGTTAGCGGCACAGGGCAGATAACAAGAACTCAGGATTTAACCGGAGCGAATTCTAGCCAGGCCAATTCAAGCGGGACGGGATCGATAGACCCCTATGGACGGCTTCGAGAAATCCTGGCCGCAACGCCTACTCACGAATGGGTAAAGGTCAGCGTCAACAGCTTTCTGGATGTCACGATTCCGACCGCCTCGCTCCCGACATCGCCGGATAGTCTAGGGAATAGCGCCTCCGTAGTTTACGCCTGGAGCAGTTTTGCTTGGGATGAAACGAACGCGCAAATAGTCATGTTCGGTGGCGGTCATGCGAACTACTACGGCAATGAAACATATATCTGGAAGGGCGATACAGGGCTGTGGCAGTTAGGCTCGCTGCCTAGCCTCGTAGACTTTGACGATGCAAGCGCGATCATTCCGTCAAAGGATGGGCCGCAAAGTTCGCACACCTATAGCAATAACGTTTGGCTGCCGAACAATAAGATGTTCGTCACCTTTGGGGGTGCTGCGGCGAATAGCGGAGGGCCGATGGTTGAGCTTGTCACTGCTGATCCTCGTGTCACACGCAGAGTTGGGCCGTGGTGCTTTGATATCTCCCTTGCCGATCCCGCAAAAGTAGGCGGAGGCAATGCGACCGGATGGGATGCTGCGGCACTCGGTTCAAATGCATGGCATTTGCGCGTTGATGAAGTGGACGCATCGGACGGTTCGTTTCTCTACGATCTCAGTGCTCGGAGCCATGTCGGCGGGGCGACAATCGTTGTCGATGAAGACGGCGTGGACGTTGCTTACACCACAATGGATGCCGGAGGCTCCGGCTTCCCGTACTGGTGCAAGTACGAGTTCGGGGATATTCGGGCAGGAGGTAGAGATACCTTCTCAAAGATAGGCACGACGAGCGGCGGCGTCATGTTCGACGGGTTTGGAGTCTATGACTCGACTCGCGGCATGATGTATCGGAACTCGGTAAGGATGTCGGGCAACACGGCAGACATCCTGGCGTTAAAGGTACTTGGCGCTACTGGCGTTACGGCAACAACGCCTATTCAGTTGATCGACACGAATGGCGATCCTTTCCCACTCAATGAGTGGAATGCAGGAACAAGCAGTTATGTCCGCGAGTGCCATTACGGCTGCGTATACGATCCTGAAAACGACCGTCTCTGGCTGTGGAATAGTGACGAGACTGAGCCTGGGAGAGTTTATTACATTCAGATTCCCGCGTGGAGTTCTGGTAGCGGCTGGGCGTCAACGACTTGGACGATAAACGAGCTAATCCCGACTGGATTAACCCCTAGAGGCGGACACATCCAGGGCGTCTTAGGAAAGATGCGCTATGTCCCGGCTCTGGGTGCATTCGCAGTCCTTGACAGCACGACGATAGATCGCATTGATGATCCTGCCGTATGGATGTTCAAGACATCGGCGGCAAATAGTCTTTCGGGGTCCGGAAGCACACAAAGCAATGCCGGTGCTGCTGGAGCAATCAACCAGACCGGCTCCTTTATCGGCGCGGCTTGCGCTCAAGGGAATGTTAGCGGCACGGCAGGTATCACGCAAACGCATGCGCTGGTCGCGTCAGGAGCCTCTCAGGCGAACGAGGGAACGGGCGGAGCAGTAACCCTCGACTCATCCAATAACCTCGTGGCAGCGCCTTCTGCGCAAGCGAACAGCGGTGTTTCTGGCGGGATTACTCAGGCCCATATCCTTATTCACGCACCGAGCGTGCAGGACAATATCGCCGCAGCGTCAGCAATCGTGCAAGGCCTTCTATTGGCAGCATCGAATGGTATTCAGGCTAACAGCGGCAGTAGCGGCGTAATCACGCAAGAAAGCGGAATTCCTCCAGTCGACGGTCCAGCAGGCTCGGGGCCTCGACTCAGAAAAGCGTATGGCCGACGGCCTCCGCAATTAAGGTAATCCCATGTCCACCAAGCTCATCACTGCTCCCACGTCGGAGCCGGTTTCGCTCGTCGAGGCGAAGCTCCACTTGCGCGTGACGAGCACGGATGACGATACGCTGATCACGGGTTTGATCGTCGCCGCGCGCGAGATGGCTGAGCATGAACTGCAACGGTCGCTCATCTCCCAGACATGGGAGAAGGCGCTGGACATGTTTCCGGATGCTATCCAGTTGCCGCCGGTGGCCAGCATTACCAGCCTCAAGTATCTGGATTCGGATGGTGTAGAGCAGACGCTTTCCACGAGTAGCTACACGCTGGACAACGCGAGCGACACGGCTCCTTCATGGCTCACTCCGGCTTATGGTTACTCTTGGCCGGACACATATCTTGATGTGAATGCGGTCAAGGTTCGCTATGTCGCGGGCTGGGCAAATGCTGCCGCTGTGCCGCAGGGCATCAAGCAGTGGATGCTGCTCAATATAGGGCACTGGTATGAGAACCGGGAGGCGTCAACTGCCGGCGGCCTGGTGGCGCTCCCTTTCATCGCATCGTTGCTCGACCGTTACCGGGTCTGGACACTGTAATGCCGACTCCTGGAATTGGGAAGCTGGATCGCATGGTCGTGATCGAGTCCCTCGCGCAGACACGTGATGCCGAGGGGGGGATGGTGGACACGTGGTCAACGTTCGCGACGGTCTGGGCAAAAGTGGCGAACCTCTCTGGCAACGAACGGAGCGTGACTGCTCATGGCGGCAAGGCGGCCGAGGCGCGGACCGAATTCACTATCCGCTATCTCTCGGGAGTGACTGCAAAAATGCGGGTGAGCTACGGCGGCAAGTATTACGACATCAACCACGTGAACGATTTCGAAGAGTCGCATCGGTTCATGATCCTGACCTGCTCGACGGGGATGAACCTTGGCAACTGAGATTTTAGGCATCGGTGATTTGCGAAAGGAATTTGCAACCATCGCCGGTGACATGCAAAAGAGGGTGTCGCAACGCATGGTCGCGGCAGCCGGTAATGTCCTGAAGAAAGAAGCGAGGATCATTGCGCAGTCCAAGATGGTGAAGCGTTCCGGCGCCCTGTTCAACAACATTGTCATAAAGAGGGAGCGCAACGCACCCGACGGCACTACTCAATATAACTTGGGGGTGCGCCACGGCCGGGACATGGGCAATGGGAAGAAGGTTATCAAGTACCTTGATATCGGAAAATCCGGGCGAGTAGTTGTTCGCCGCGTGAACGATCCCTATTACTGGTCATTCCTCGAATTCGGACACAAGATCGTCGCGCGCGCTTCCGGGAAGCAGGGGATCGTCGAATCGTTTTATACCCGAACAACCAAAAACGGGAAAGTGCGGACGGTGCTGCGTCAGGTTGAAGCTGATGGCATAAGCATCCGCAGGCGGACCCCTTTGGGGTTTGTCGAGCCGCGCCCGTTCATTGGGCCTGCGCTGGTGAATAAGCGCCAAGAGGCTATTGACGCGATGGAAACGCAGCTTCAGAAAGAAATCGCGAAACTCAACAAATGACAATCCACGCTGACGTGATCACTGCTCTTTCGGCAGTGCTGGCCAACTCCTGGGCGGTTGAATTACCCGCTGAACCGACGTGGCCGGCCATCGTGTTCGACGTTGATACCACTCCTGAACAGAAATGGGTATTGGGCGCTGGCTACGATCAGCATGTCGTCGCCGTTGTCATCCTTGCGCGGTCCCGTACCGAGATTGCGACCTATCGCCCTTTGATCGAGGCTGCACTACAGGTATTGCCTGGGTATATGGCAGACGAAGAGCGCGGAGACGCCGAGTATCAGGATGACCCAGGCGTCTATGCCTACTTCATGAATTTCCGCATCCGCACTCCACATTAAGAGGATTAAGCAATGTCAAAGAAAATGCGTAACGTGCTGCTCACGGCAAAGATCGAAACCGTATCCGGAACCGATGCGACTCCCGCTGCTGCGTCGAACTCCATGCTGGCGCGCGCTATCACGCCCCAGCCGATCATGGCCGATTTCGCCGAGCGCACGAACATTCACCCGTACTTCGGCACTAGTGGGCAAGTGGCCGTGGCGCAGCACTCCGAGTGCGAGTTGGAGGTCGAGCTTGCCTCGTCTGGCGCGGCTGGTACTGCTCCCGCCTGGGGCCCGCTGCTTCAGGCTTGCGGATTCTCGGAAACCGTAACGGCATCGACTGATGTTGTCTACGCTCCGCTGACGAATGGCCTGAAGAGCGTCACGATCTACTACTACCTTGATGGCGTGCTGCACAAAATGGTCGGCTGCCGGGGCAACGTCTCTTTCGAGATGAATGCGCGCTCCATCCCCGTGATGAAGTTCAAATTCACCGGGCTGTACAGCGCAGCGTCAGATACTGCTCTGCCTACGGACGCGGATTACACCGATTTCATGGCGCCGCTGGCCGTCAACAAGGTCAACACCCCGACCATGACGCTGCACGGAATCTCTGCTGCTATGCAGAATCTGTCGATCGACATGGGCAATCAGATCGTCTACCGGAATCTGATCGGTAGCGAGTCGGTGGAAATGACTGATCGCAAGGCAACGGGCCAGACATCAATCGAGATGGTTCCTGTGGCTACCTACGCCTGGCACGAAGCGGTGCGGCTCGGTACGCTGGATGCCTTCCAGATTGTCCATGGATCCGCAGCCGGCGCAATCATCCAGATCGATGCTCCCAAGGTGCAGCTTCTGAATCCTCAGTACGCGGATTCCGACGGCATCGCAATGATCAATCTGGGCCTCGACATGCAGCCGGACGCTGGCAACGACGAAGTCACCATCACAGTCAAATAAGGATAACCATGGCATTCAGAATCACGCAAAAGCCCACGTTCATTTCCAGGGTCATAGTTGAAACCCCGAACCTGAAGGGCGGCTTCGACAAGTCATCCTTTAATGCCGAGTTCAAGCGGTGCGGCATGGATGAGATCGAGGAACTGAAAAAGCTCCCACAGAAAGAAGTGCAGCAACAGGTATTGGTTGGATGGTCGGAACTGATCGATGACGACAACAATGCCGTGGACTTCAACGAAGCGAACCTGAATGCATTGCTGAACATCTCCCCCGCCCTCATCGCATTGGGAGAGTCCTTCTGGGGATCGCTCTTCAAGGCACGAGAAAAAAACTAATCAGCGCGGCACGGCATTGGGCCGGAGACCGCGCTCCTGTATTTGCAACGATTGATGCTGATGTAATCGAGGGCATGCGCGCAATGGGCGCTCCCCCTGAAGTAATCGAGGAAGCGCAGCGACGAGCGCAACCGGAAGAGGAAGTGTGCTGGGTGTGGGAAGAGAACTGGAACTCGGTTCTCTTTTTTTTCGCCTGTGCTACGCAATGGAATGTTGGCGGCATGGGCGGATACCTCGGAATGAATTACCCCGGGGTGGAATCGGTGATGCGCATGCAGGGGATGAAGAACCGCAAGGCGTTGTTTGCCGATCTTCAGGTAATGGAATTCGCTGCGCTGGAAGTTCTGAATAAAAAGGTGGATTGATGGCTGCACTTGGCGCGCTGGTTGTGCAACTTTCGCTCAACTACGCGGAATATACAAAAGGTCTCGACAAGTCCGATCAGGCGGCCCTCAAGTTCGCCCAGAATACCCAGAAGTCTTTCGATGCCGCTGCCGCTTCCACCAAAGAATTTTTCGTCGGCATGGCTACCGGCGCAGTATCGGCTGCCGCCGCCTTCGTCAGCATTCGAACTGCCATAGACAGCGTAACGAACGCCATTTCGACGCTGGCTGATCTTAACGACATGGCGCAAAAGACCGGCTCATCTGTCGAGAATCTCTCCAAGTTCCAGCAGCTATCGGTCGAATTCGGGCACGACTTTACGGCGATGGATACCGCCGTCACCAAGTTGGCGAAGGGCATGGCGCAGTTCGATAGCAGCACGAACTATACCAACCGTGCATTAAAGGCCTTGGGCATCTCGGCACGTGATTCCGCAGGCAATTTGCGCGACCCGTCTGCCGTGATGATCGACATATCGAAGGCGCTGAGCAATTACTCTGACTCTGCCTCCAAAGCCGCAATTGTCATCGATCTGTTTGGTAAGTCTGGCGCGGAAATACTGCCGTTCCTGAATGACATGGCAGACAACGTCGATCGCGTGACCGGCGTAACAGCCGAAGCTGCGGCACAAGCCGATGCGTTCCAGGATCAAATTGGAGGACTGAAGCGCGGCATCGATGTCCTGTTTCAATCCCTGGCACGCGATCTGGTGCCGACCTTCAGCAAGATCGTTGCTGCCTTCACTGATTCCGCAGCCAGCTCAGACCGTTTCGCTGGCGCCGCAAAGCTTGCCGGTTCCATGATAGAGCAGTTGGTGATATTGGGAGCCGCTACCGGTCTGGTTTTTTCGACTCTCGGCAAGACAGTAGGCACAGCAGCAGAGCAACTTGGGGCAATCGCGAAGCTGGATTTCAGGGGCGCTCGGAATGCGGGGAAGGACTGGTACAACGAGATAGTCAAGGACTACGCGGAGTACGACAAGTTTGTCCAGAGCATCCTCGTCGGCAACAAGAAGGTTGAGCAATCGACTCAGTCTGCTGCGAAGAAGCCAATCCTGAAGTATCAGGGCGGCACCGAGGGGCCTGCTGCTGCCATCTCTGCATACGAGAAAGCCAGTAAGGCCGCTGCGGATTATGCTCAACGCCTTCGGGAAGAGACCGAGGCGGTAGGGCTCAATGCCGTCCAAACCAAGCTCCTTGCTGCCGCGCGTGAAGCCGCAAAGGCTCCGCTTGAATCGCAGCGTCTGGCGATCATGCAGGAAGCCCAGGCATGGGCAGAAGCTACTCAGGCTCAAGAGGCGAGCGTTGCTGCCGCAAAGGCGCAGCAGGACGCAGAAAAGAAACGGCTCGACGGTTACGCCGCGCTCGTGTCTGCTGACGAACAATCCCTGCAATCGCTCAAGGCAAAGAACGATCTGCTGCAATACGGCGCTGCTGCTGTTCAGGCAATGGGACAGGCTGACCTTCAGGCTGCGCTCGACCGCGCCTGGGCTTCAGACAACGTCGATCCTGCGGTTATCGACATGCTCCAGCAACGCCTTGACCTATCCAAGCAGATAGCCGATGAAACATTGCGCGGAGAGAGCTTGCAGGCTGCTAAGGATTCCGCCAAAGCTGCCGAGGAAGAATGGACCCGAGTAGGGCAGTCGATAGAGCAGACCGGACGCCTTGCGTTCGTGCAATTCGCTGCCCACGGTGTGAGTTCGATTAAATCGATCGGGCAGGCAATTAAGCTGTCGATTATCGATGCGCTCTATCAACTGACCGTCCGGAAGTGGGTTATCAGCATTCAGGCGTCGATTCTGGCGTCGCTCGGGTCGAGCGCAGCAAATGCAGCCGGTTCGCTGTTCTCCAATCAAGCGATGGCAGCGGGCACAACCGGACTCGGTAGTCTGAGCAGTCTCTTCGGTGCCGGGCGCTCTGTCTTCGGCGCAGCGGGAGCAAGTGCAGGAACTGCGTTTATTGGCGGACCTGGGACGGCGCTGGGTGGTAGCGGTCTATCCGGTTTTGCTGGGCTCGGCAGTATGTTCTCCGGTGCGAGTGCAGCCCTTCCTATAGTGGGCGCCATGTTTGGTCTCGGGGCATTGGGAAGTTCTTTCGGAGCGGGAAAAAGCATCTTCGGCATCAAGGGAGACTCGATCCTGAACTTCCTGCCGTTCGCGCCCGGGCTGATCGGCATTCTCGCCGGACTGTTCGGGAAGGGCCCCAAGCAGTACGGACCGCAGCTGCTGAACGGCACATTCTCAGACCAAGGATTTGTCGGAAATTTCCAAGCCGACTGGACACGGAAAGTCGGGCTCTTCGGCGGAAAGAAACGCGGCACAACAGACTTCCCAATTTCTCCGGATCAGGTCAATTCACTGAATGCGACGGTCGACGGGATAGTTACCTCCATTGATGCATTCATTAAAGCCACGGGGGACGCGGATCGGTCTTTGGCTGGCTGGACCTATACAGTCCGTAGGCAAATCGACACTCAGGAGCAGCAGGAGCAGCTCACGAAGGACTTGGCGGATAGCATCGGAAAAAAGTTAATTCCAGAGGTTGTCGCGCTCCAGCAGAAAAACGAAGCGCTGGCAGATGCTATGACGCGCCTGAGTTCGGAATATTCGCTCACCACCAGCGCAATCGATCTTACCGGGCAATCATTCGGAGCAGTCGGGCTAGCCTCTCTGGCCGCACGCGATGATCTGGTGCAGTTGCTGGGCGGGCTGCAATCAGCAACATCATCTCTCCAGCCTTACTTCGAGAAATTCTATACCGACGCCGAGAGGGTGGCGAGCACCACCAGGCTGATGAATGCGCAGTTCGATGCGCTAGGCGTCACTACTATTCCGCAGACGAACGAGCAGTTCCGCGCGTTGGTGGAAGCGCAGGACCTGAGCACCGAGGCCGGGCGGCAAATGTTCGCGTCCCTGATACAGCTTGCTCCGGCATTTGCGACGGTAACAGACTCGATTCAAAAGGCAGCGGATGACGCCGCAGCTGCGGCGCAGAAGGTCGCGGACTCGATCCAACTGCTCACCACGGATTCTTTCGCGACGCTATTCGACTACACCAAGTACATCCGGCTAGCAGCCAATGCCGGAGTGACCGCTGCGCAGCCTGCCGGGCCAGTATTCCAGGAGAGCGGGCAAACCTACACGCCGAGCTTTGCAGTAGGGGCGAACGAGCTGCCCCACGACATGACAGCCAAGGTGCACAAGGGCGAGAGGATCATCCCGGCTGCCGACAATCGCGAGTTAATGCGCAGGCTTAGCAGCCCGAACGCTGCCAATGATGCGCTGGTCGCTGAGATTCGCCAGCTGCGCGCTGAGCTGAAAGCCGCTCATCTCGCCATCGCGAAGAACACCAGCAAGACGGCGAAGATCCTCGATACATGGGACGGTAACGGGCAGCCTCCGGAGCGGGATGCATGAAGATAGTGGTCCCGATCAGTATCGATGATGCGGCGCTGCTATCCACCAACGTATCGGAAACGCTCTACCCGCCATACGACGCTGGTTATGTTTTTGCTAAAGGCGACAGGGTATCGGTAATAGGGGCAAATCTGCACCAGGTTTATGAGTCGCTGGTGGATAGCAATGTAGGCAATGATCCAGCCACATCCCCGACGAAATGGATTTACGTCAGCGTGACAAATCCATGGTTGATGTTCGATAGATCGGTGACTTCACAGACGCAGAACGCGGACAGCATAGATGTCTCCATCCAGACGCGCGGTCGCAATCCTTGCCTGACGCTGCTCAATCTGAATGCCGCTGAAGCCCGAGTGCAGATGGTCGACGACATGGATGGGACAGTCTACGACAAGACACACAGCCTCGTGTCTGACTCCGGCATCGATGATTGGTACTCCTTCTTTTTTGAGCCTGTCGTACGGCTTCAGGATTTGACAGTCCTCGACATGCCCGCCTACGCCTCGCCGATCGTGAACGTCACCTTGAACGCCCCGGGGGAACAGGTGAAGTGTGGGGCACTGCTTCTTGGGCCCTTCGCGGAGGTAGGGGACACGCAATTTGGCGCGACGGTCGGTATTCAGGATTTCTCGGTAAAGCAGCCAGATGACTTCGGGAATTATTTCATCGTCCAGCGGGCGTTCAGGAAACGCGCGGCATTCACGGTGATGATCGACGCTGTTCGCGTGGACACGCTGCAGCAGCTTTTGGCGTCACTGCGCGCGACCCCGGCCATTTATATCGGAGCGGACAACTATGCGTCTACAGCAGTTTACGGCTTCTTTAAAGACTTCACGATTGAAATAGCCTACGTGAAAGAGTCGGTTTGCACGATTGAAATAGAGGGGCTGACGTGAGTGGGTACTTTGAAGACGGATACATCGAAGAGGATTACTTTGAAGAGGAACATATGGCAGTAACCCCGTTACCCGATCCGCCGCTGCGTTCTGACGAGCCGGCAATGTTCATCGAAAAGGCCAATCTCTTCCTCGGGGCCCTCCCGCAATTCGCGGATGAGTTGGATGCCGTCACTACGGCCATGAACAACAATTCGACGAGTTCCACCAGCGTCACGTCCTTGACGATCGCAAGCTCCGGAAGCAAGACGTTCATTGCGGAAGCAAACAAGGGATATCTGCCTGGCCAGACTATTAAAGCCGCTTCCACCTTGGATGGGACTATCTGGATGCAAGGTGATGTCACTGCCTACAACCCGGTCACGGGCGAGCTCTCGATAACCATGAATGCCGCGCAGGGATCAGGAACGTTCTCGTACTGGACTCTGACCCTCGCCACGGCGATCGCGAATCCCACGGGATCATTGACGAATGATTTCAGCGTGAAATCGTTGCGTCATGCGGTCGGCGCATCCATCGCGTCGGCCTCATCGATCGATCTCTCGACGGCCACGGGAAACCTGGTGCACGTCACCGGGAACACCACCATAGCTGCAGCGATCATGACGTCCGGAAAGGATGTGTGGGTGATCTTCGATGGCACGCCACAACTGACATACCACGCTACAAACCTGAAACTGAACAGCGGCGGTGCGAATGTCACGGCGGCGGCCGGAGACCGCGCGTTCTTCACGTACGACGGCACGACCGTCACTGTCGTTTTCTTCCGGCAGAACGGCAAGGCAATTGTAGAGACCGCTCCTCCAGCTTCCGCGCCAGTTGGCTCGTGCCTGATCCATTTCGGGTCCAGCGCTCCCGCGAATTACCTTGTCTGCCCCACTACTCAGACCAACGTGAGCCGCGCTACCTATGCTGCACTATTCGCGGCTATAGGAACCACCTGGGGCTCTGGAGACGGATCCACCACCTTTGGTCTGCCATGGTTCAAAGCAGACTATGCAATGGTTCAGGCCAATTCTAATGTGGGCTCTGCGAGCACTGGCTCGGTGAAGGCACATACCCACTCTTACAACGAGTACACGACCGCTATTCCAGGTACTGGTACCGGGGGCAACAGCCCCAACACGAACTCCCAAGGATCAACTACCGGATCGACAGGGGGAACCGATAACCTCGCTGCTGGTTCACGCGTCCTGATCTGCGTCAAATACCAATAAGAGGCGATATGAAAAAGACCGTCTATCTCTACGACCCCGTAACCCTCGCGCCAACTGCGCCATACGATGCACAGGAGAGTCCGCTCGAGCCGGGAGTATTCATCACTCCAGTTTATTGTGTCGAGATACCGCCACCTGAATCCGGTGCAAACCAACGCGTGTTCTTCGATGGGGTTTCGGGATGGGTTGTTAAAGATTTGCCTGTTCCTACTCAGGCCGAGCAGTTGGAGGCCGCAGTGGCTCAGTTGCGCCTCGCGGTTCGCCAGCATATGAGCGCCACCGCCCAGGCGTCACCGGAACGTTTTAACTCGATCTCTGAGGCAAAGAGTTTTACCGGGATAGATAACCCATACCGTGCCGTGTCAGAGGCGTTTACCGTTTGGGCCTCTCAGGTGCAGACCACTGCGAATACAACGCTTGATGCTGTGCTCGCCGGGCAGGCCCCTTTGCCGACACTCTCCGCCCTGATTGCTTCTTTGCCTGCATGGGAGCATCCGTAATGGCGATCATAGTCACGCGGTCCGGAAAAGGATCAAAGCTCACTACCGAAGAAGGGGATGCCAATTTCGTAAACATCAACACGGAGCTTGGTCAAAAGGCTCCGTATTCGGTGGACAACAACGGGAATCAGATAGGTTACAGCGGGTCTGTCAATGCCATCTATCCACTGATATTTCGCCCAATGGAGATACTGGCGGGATCCGCCGTGCCCGTATCGTGTGCGAGCAGCGGGGTCGACGAGGAGCTTTATACGCTGAACATTCTCGCTGGCACGCTGGGCGTGAACAGCATCCTGCAGATCGAACCGTTGTGGACTTTCGGCTCGAGCGCGAACAATAAAATCCTGAGCGTTGCAATTGGCCCTACAGTCATCTACACGGCGACCCGCACCACAAGCACGAGAGAGGCCCCTTTGATCGTGCTGGCCAATCGAAACTCTCTCTCGTCCCAAATCCAGCCATACGACTCAGGCTATATCACGGGCGGCGCCGGAACGCCGACGACTTATAACATCGATTTTTCCGTGAACCGTACGCTGAGGATCCTCGGGCAACGGGCCAACTCCGGCGATTCGCTGAAGCTCGACTATTTCCGTGTCCTGCATTTCTTGGGGGATTAAGTGGCAGATATCTATTTCGATTCCGTCAACGGTTCAGACAGCAATAACGGGTCCACTCCCGCTTTGGCCAAAAAAAACTACGACCCCTACGCACAAGGCACGATGACGGCAGGCGACACGTATTGGTTCAAGCGCGGCACGACTCAGACCATCGTTACTCCGAATACTCAGGCGAAAGCGGGAAGCAGCGATACCGTCCGAACAAAGTACAGGGCATATGGAGAGGCTCAGGTGCCGTATTCGATCTGGGTCAATCCTTCAGCCGTTGGAAATCAAATTCTGAATGTCAGCGGAAGGAGCTATATCGATTTCGAAGACATGTACTTTGATGGGCAGAATGTCTGCATCTATTCGCTGTATATACTGGCGAACGTGGCGACACAGAATGTCGGTCACCGGATCGCGCGCTGCTATTTCACGAACATGGCCTATACCGGGTCTGGGCTCGTGATAGGCGGTACGGCCACGTCAACTGGCGCCACAAATGGATTTGTTATCGAAGACTGCCATTTCTTCGGCAACAGAACGCACGGGCTATTGGTCAACGGTGCGAACGGCGTGATCGTGCGCCGCAGCAAATTCTACCGGAACGGGTCGAATGCGGCTGCCGGAGGACACGGTTTCTCTGCGAAGGCGCGCCGCACCGACGCGACAAGTGGATGGACAAATACTTCCGGCACTGTATGGCAGCGCAATCTCGCTTCTCACGAGCCGGATGTCTACTACGTTAAGACCACCGTTTCTGGGTATCAGCGCTTGGCAAGAACGGCAGGAACCCAGACCGCTCCTTTAACTGGAGAGTTTGGCGTTGCCGCTGGAGTCCTCTATATCAACATCAACTCCGGCACGAACCCAGCCTCTCAGGGAGTGAATTATGCCTGGGGACGCTGTTATGACATTATTGTAGAAGATTGCGAGGCATACGAAAATATCTGGGATGTGACCGCCCCCGATCATGAGGGGCACGGCTTTGCGCTGGACGACTATACGGAGTCCTCAATTCTGCGTCGCAACTACTCCCATCATAACCAGGGGAGTGGTTTCACCATCAACCGTGGGGATAACAATGCTCTTGAGTCGAATGTTGCCCACGACAATTGGCTGGCCGGCCTTGCTGGTTCTGCATGTTGGAATCCAACCATAAAGCACAATACTTTCTATAACAACAATACTGGGGCTGGCGCCTACAACGGAGAAGTTGCTTTCTCCACTTACGCGAAGAGCATGGTCATATCCAACAACGTCCTTAAGGGCTCTCGGCCTTATGGTATCGATATAGACGCCACGTGCAGCGCGTACGGCGGCGGGAACAACTGCGTCGCGGGCTATGGTGCGGTGGACCGGACCGGAGCATTTACTGCGACCATTACCGATGATCCGATTCTGGATGCCCAACACCGGGCTACAGCGTCGACCGTCAAGCGCGGCGGCTCGTATCTCGGAGGTCGAGATTTTTTCGGCAAGTATTTCACGGACCCACCGAGCATCGGGGCGGTTAGCGATCACCGAACGCCTGGATGGGCGGCAGCAGCAGGAAAGAGACCATAGGCCCTAACGGGCTTTTTTTACGACCATGACCGGCATCACTTTTTACAGACGGAGAGGAAGAATGGACAATGATTTCGAAGATGGACTGGCTGATTTGGCGGCAAAAAGGATGAAGCAAATTGCTGAGGAGAATGCCAAAGCCGACGCCAAGGCTGACTCTCTGCTCGAGAAGATAAAGAGCTCCAGTTGGACTGCTGTGATTGTAGGCGCTGGCCTTGCCGTCGTTCTCGTCCTGATCATGTTCGCCTGGCTCGT